CAAGTACAGTTACGGTCATTGATGGTGTAAGCTTGACTAATTTAGACCGAGTTCTTCTTGCTGGTCAAACTTTATCAAACCAAAATGGCATTTACTATTGGTCTTCTGCATCTTCAACACTTTCCAGAGCGCATGATGCTGATTCTGCTTTTGAACTTACACCAGGAACACGGGTTTATGTTGAAGAAGGAGACACCTATGCTAGAACAAATTGGACACTTATAACACAGGGCGTCATCACTCCGGGCGTTACCAGCATTGTTTTTGCCAAAGAAAGCTATATTGGAACAGCAAATCTCAGCGGCACCTATGGGGCAAGTGATAAAACCCTGCAAATTGTGCTGGATGAAACCGGGCAAATAACCAGTATTACCGAACTTGACATCAGTGTCGACGGCGGCAGTTATTAAAATAATCCGTTCAAAATAATTCTTTTTCTCCGGTTCAACTAAATAACATTTGAAAGGCGATTCTCAATGATTTTAGCCTAATCCCTAATTAGGAGTACATACTCAAAATGGCCAATACGATTATTTTAAAGCGTAGTGCTACGCCCGGCAAAGTTCCAACAACTGCCCAACTAGCCCTAGGCGAAATTGCTATCAACACCTACGATGGTTTAATCTTCATCAAGAAAGACAACGGTACACCAAGTATCGCACAAATTGGTGGTGTGACCAGTGTTAACAGCGAAACAGGTGCAGTAACACTTACCACTGACGATATCAGTGACAGCGGACAAACAAACAAATGGGCCAGCGCCAGTGTTGTTCGTGGACATTTAAGCGCCGGTACTGGTATCAGCTACAACAGCGGTACTGGTGTAATCAGCACAGCACAAAACCTAAGCACAGCAGGTAGCCCAACATTTGCTGGCATGACCTTAACTGGTGGTATCAGCAGTATTGCTGGTAGCATTGTTCCTAGCGCAGATGTTACATACGACTTAGGTAGTGCAAGTTATCAGTGGAGAGATATCTATGTTGGTCCAGGTTCTTTGTATGTTAACGGACAGAAAGTTCTTCAAGACGATTCCGGTACAATTACATTCACAGCTGACACCGACGAAAACATTCGTATCAAGACACTTGGTACAGGTGTTTTACAACTAGGTTCAAGCACAACAACACTACAAGTTGACAGCACACTACAGATCACTAGCGGTAAGCGTATTACTGATAGTGCAGGTGTTGCTGTTCAATTTGGTGATTCCATCAATATGAACAGTGACAAGATTATTAATCTTGGAGCACCTAGTGCAAGCACTGATGCAGCCACAAAAGGTTATGTTGATACAAGTATTAGTGCAATCAGCACATCAGCAATTTCTCAAGGTAACAGCAATGTTACCGTAACTGACACAGGTACTGGTACAGTAACAGTCAGCGTTGACGGTAGCACAGCTCTTACAGTTAGTTCAACTGGTGTTGTAGTTGCAGGTAACTTTACAGTTCAAGGTACAACCACAACAGTTGAATCTAACACAATTAGCCTAGCAGACAACATCATTACATTGAACAGCGATACAACAGGTTCAGCAAGTCAAAATGCTGGTATTGAAGTCGAACGCGGCGATGATACAAACGTACAGATTCGTTGGAACGAAGGCTCTGATAAGTGGACATTTACTAACGACGGTGCTACATACTACCCAATGGCAGTAGGTACTGATGACTTGGCTGAAGGCTCAACTAATCTTTATCACACAACAGCTCGTGCTCGTGGCGCTATTAGCGCAAGTAGCGCAACTGGTGTAAGCTATAACAGCACAACTGGTGCAATTAGTTTAGGTTCAATTCCAAACAGCTCATTAACAAACAACAGTATTACGATCAATGGTACATCAACTGCACTAGGTGGAACTCGTACACTAGGTACAGATGATGTTGCTGAAGGTAGTACAAATTTATATTTCTCAAATGCTCGTGCTCGTGGTGCAGTTAGCTTTACAGCTGGTTCTGGTGCATACAACAGTACAACTGGTGTATTCACAATTCCAACTAACACTAACCAACTAACAAACGGCGCAAGCTTTATTACTCTAAGCAGCCTAAGTGCTGGCACAGGTATCAGCTACAATAACAGTACTGGTGCTATCAGTACAAGTGCTATTCCAAATGCCAGTTTGTCAAACAGCGCAATCACAGTTAACAGCGCCAGCACCAGTCTAGGTGGCAGCGTAACATTGTTTGCAGGTACAACTACTCTACAAACAAGTAGCGCCAACCAAGCACTAACTGGTATTAGCTCTGTAACATTGCCTGGTTCAACAAGTGGTAGCGTTCAAGTAATCCCAACCGCAGCCGCTGGTACAGGTACAGTATTAACACTTCCAGCTACAACTGGTACTGTGGTTACAACTGGCGATAGCGGTACTGTTACAAATACCATGCTGGCAGGCAGCATTGCCAATGCCAAATTGGCAAACAGTTCTGTTACAGTTGGTACAACAGCTATTGCACTAGGCGCAAGCTCAACTACATTGGCTGGTTTGACATCAGTTACATCAACAAGTTTTGTTGGTGCATTGACAGGTAACGCAAGTACAGTAACAAATGGTGTTTACACAACAGACACTGGTACAGTTACTAATGCAATGTTGGCAGGTTCTATTGCTGATACTAAACTATCAACAATCAGCACAGCCGGCAAAGTAAGCAACTCTGCTACAACAGCTACTAGTGCTAACACAGCAAGTGCTATTGTTGCTCGTGATGCAAGTGGCAACTTTACTGCTGGTACAATTACAGCCGCACTAACTGGTAATGCAAGTACAGCTACTACATTAGCAACAGCTCGTAACATCCAAGGCGTAAGCTTTAACGGTAGTGCTGATATTACTGTAGTTACAGCTGGTACAGGTATTAGCGTAAGCGGTACAGCAGTTACTAACACTGGTGTGTTGAGTGTAAGCGGTACAGCACCAATCAGTGCAAGCACAACAAGTGGCGCAACAACAGTTAGTATTACTGCCGCAACCACAGTGGCCGCAGGTTCGATGAGTGCCGCAGACAAGAGCAAGTTAGACGGTATCGCTTCTGGCGCTACAGCTAACACAGGTACAGTTACAAGCGTAGCTGCCGGTAGCTACTTGACTGGTGGTACAATTACTACCTCCGGTACATTGGCAGTTGATGCTACAAGTGCAAACACAGCAAGCAAAGTAGTTGCTCGTGATGCAAGTGGCAACTTTAGTGCAGGTACAATCACAGCAAACTTGACTGGTAACACTACTGGTACACACACTGGTACAGCAACTGGTCTAGCAGGTACACCAAACATCACAGTTGGTACAATTACATCTGGTGCTATTGCGGCAACTGGTAGTATTACAGCAACTGGTGAAATTACAGCTTACTTCTCCGACGAAAGATTGAAGACAGATATCAATCCAATCGAAGGAGCACTGGACAAGGTTATGGCAATTGGTGGTTACACCTACAAGGCCAATGATCTAGCTCATGAGTTAGGCGTAGAGCGTTTTGACAACCAAATTGGTTTACTTGCTCAAGAAGTTGAAGCAGTAATGCCAGAATTGGTAACTGAGTCAGGCTTGCGTGGTTACAAAACTATTCGCTATGACAAGGTAGTATCAGTGCTAGTTCAAGCGATCAAAGAGCAACAAGCAATGATTGCAGAACTACAGGGACTTGTAAAGAAGACTTTACACTAAGATCAGGTAGGCAAAGGAGATAAAAATATGGCAGTCCTTCCAGCAACCGGATCGGCAATTACTTTTAGTAATGTTCGTAAAGGATATAGTAACTCTGCACCAGGTGCAGGCTCAAACATATCCCTTCGTGGCACGCTTGGCGGTCACCTAAGTATTACCTCAGGCGCAGTTAGCCTTAGTTCAACTTTTGGTGGTCGTACAACTCCACACGCTACATAATAGTTTATGTACGCAACGGAAAAGGGGCTTCGGCCCCTTTTCTTTTGGATAAAATTTGCAATTCAAATCTGATACATATATCATAATAGGAGGGAGTTACTGTGCCACCACTTCAACAAAATCAGATTTTGCACAATGCAAGATCTATTCTAAGCCAAGTTCCATATCGAACTAATTTTGAACGCGAAAATTTTCTATTCTCAAATCAAGAAGGACCAAGATTCCTAATTGCGTTGTGTAGAGACATTGAATTTTTAAATGTCGAATATGCCAAATCAATGAATGAACTGGAGAAGGCTGCAATTTTAGCAGAAATGAACATTATTTCAGCCAAGATTGAAGAAGTCAAAGCAACCATTGGTGATGACATTACTAAAGCCATCGAAGACGCCGAACCCCAATATTGGGTAGAAGAACTATCTCGACGAGCCGCAGTAGAAGCATTGGTGCAAAAAACTACTCCAGAAAATATGGGACAAATGTTAAAGCTTCCAGCCGAACTCTACGAAGAAGCTATTACAAAATGCCAGTATTTCTTAAATGTTATCAGCAAAGTAACAAGGCAAGCAGAGCGTAAGGCAAATCTATCAAATGTGCCTAGTTCAACAGTTGAATAAATTTAAACTGAGCAATGTTTAAAAAGAACTTATTTGATAGATATAGCTCACCAACCAAGTTAAGTGAGCAGGTAGTAATATGTGTACCAACCAATGGTCTGGTACATGCCGAATTTACTTTTTGCCTTATAAACGCAATTCGTTACACCGAAGCTCAGGGCATTCCGGTTGTTGTTGATATGGACGCTGGTACGGTATTAAGTAACCAGCGTCAGGTTCTGTTAGATACTGCTATCAGTAAACATCGGGCAGATCATATTATGTGGTTTGACAGTGATATGACTTTTCCTGAAGATACTATAGTCAGACTGCTTGAGCATAAAAAAGATGTTGTATGTGCCACTTACTCCAAGAGGGTGCCGCCTTTTCATCCTACTGCCTTTCATAACATTGATCCAGTTGAGCCTGTTGATACTTCGGGTCGAGAGTTAATTAGAATAAATTATACAGGTATGGGATGCTTGCTACTCAAGGCAGCAATCATTGATCATATGCCTAGTCCACATTTTCCTTTAGTCTGGCACCCACCTACTTCGACATGGCAAGGGGAAGACATGGGATTTTGTCAACTGTTGACTAGCAACGACATTGAAATCTGGTGTGATTTAGATCTCAGTCACTCAGTGGGTCATTTAGGTGTACAAGAGTTTTATGTGAATCAGGCAAGCTGACAAAAAAAGCACACCATCGGTTGATTTTTTTTAAGTTTACGCTGGCTGATATGTGATATTCAGGGTAAGCAGGGTCATTGATAATTGTTCTAAACATGGCCCCATCAAGCACAGTACTTTTCACCAATGACTTTTTCAATTCAATATCGCCGGTGATGCTATACACCAAAGGATGATTCCACTGAGAGTCTAAAATCATTTTTCTTAGCTCTAGGTACCATCTTTCTGTATAGCAAACTGATTCTTTATAAAGTTTGTTCAACCATGGATTGTTCAACCATGGTCTCCAGCAGTGATAAAATTCAAGTTGGCGATGCGGCCCGTTATAACTAATTGGTAGCTGGCGCTTGGGTTTAACTAGCCTTATCATCACGCAATAACCCTTCTAGCGCATTTTTAAATCCACGACTACTAAACATCTTAGCTGTGTTTCGATGCAATGGCTGCGGCCAACGCCATAGATCAACCCAGCAGTAGCCTGAACTTTCATGGTCTAGTGTTGGAATAAATTCATCTTTGCACAAAATTAGATAGCTTACATGTCTAAATCTGTTATCTCGACTGGTAAAAGTATAAACATGACTCATGGCCACGGTGTCTGGTACTCCTGGATACCCAAGTTCTTCACAAAGCTCTCGCTTAAGACCATTGAGATCACCTTCGTTGGAATTGAGTTTTCCGCCCCATAGGCCCCAAGACAGTCCGTAAGACTCTTCTGGGCTTCTTAGTTGCATTAGTACTCGTTGAGTACTTTGACTGATGATTAAGGCTCCAACTGCTCGCATGATCTAGTAGTTAGTTAACAATTCTCCAGTAGCCGTGATCAAAAATGCCTTCAACTGCAACCGACCAGTCATTGCCATCAAAAAACAATTTTTTCATGGTGTTTGCGTTCACAGTATAGGCTGTACCGTTTACTGCACTGGCATCAAAGCTCACTACCCAATTTGAACCATTGTATTCGATAATGTCATTGGCTTCTGCAATCACATTACCCCAAAAGCCATTTTGTGGTACGCTGTCAATAATCAAGTATCGTTGTCCACTAGCAACCGTAGGAATAGTTCCATCGCCGGGCTTTCCTCTAGTAGGATCAATTATACCATTAATCATGCCAATGGTGTTAGTTGGTAAAGTAGAATTATCCATTTCGTAACTTAACACATTGGAGTTTCCTTCGACCTGACTAACTTTTAACAATACCTCTTGCGGGTCATCGATGCTGCCTAGTTTAAGTCGTATCTCAGTGATACCATCATTGATACCGCCATAGTTATCAAAGTGTGATTTCCAACTTAGATTCTCACCAGTCTCTGGATCAATAATAGTGTTGTCTTTGTTTAACAACTGAACATAATCGCCAGTAACTCGTATGTGTCTGTCTTTGAATGTAATCCATTGACGACTCTGAAAATTACTGTTGATGATGATATCATCAATAAATCCAAAGTCTGCACCAACATTGTTTAAGATGCTGTGAATGAGAACCTGTCTCTTTACTTTAGCAGGTGGAGTTAGAAAAATAGGCAATTGGAAAATTAAGCTGGCAACATCAATGATGTCGTCAGTTCCTTGCGGGATTGCTCTGGCTGTCCATGTGATGTTAATTAATTCTACCACTGCTAAACTAGTCCAGTCGTAGGGATTTTGGCTGCTCTGAAGATTAACACTTGGATTGAATAGCAAAAGTATTTGTTCAAGTAACTGCAACTTTTGCTCAGTGTTACTGGTCCATACATCCACATTAATTGTCAAGTCGTATGGAATAGGAGCATGTCTATCAAGAGTATATGTTTCGCCAACCTTGTCTTGGTAAGTGCCAGTGGTATCGTCGTAGAGCTTTTCATATATCTGAACAGATTCTTGATAAGTTGGAGTCATTCGGCGCTCGGCGTTAGGTAACAACTCAGAAATATAACAACTGATTGCCGGTACGCTTAGAATAGTGTTTTCGCTGTTTTTGCGTAAAATGTGTTGACTCATGCGTGTTGTGTAACCGTAG